GGGGTTCGGTTCGGAAAGGCCGAAGCCGCTGTCGCCGGTCGGCAAGGCGTAGATATTCGTCCCGGTGCTGGTGAAGCTCGTCGAGGTACCGCCGCCGACGGACGGCTGGGGCATGATCACGCCAAGGCCGGCGGTCATGTCGTTCAGCTGGCTCGCGAAGATCGGAGCACCGGCCTGGAAGCGGGTGACGAACCGGTTGCCGGAGCCGTTGAAGCCGACATCCTGCATCAGATCCAGCCTCCGTAGATATCGGCGTCCCAACCAATCTTGCCGCCGTACATGATGTCATAGGTGACCTTGTACGCGACCGTGTTGGAGCCGGAGCCGGTATTCGCGTTGCCGATCGTCTCGATGCCGGCGTGCGTCAGCAGGTACTTGTCGGGGTTCAGGGAGCCGGCCAGGACAGACGACGGGATGAGGTAAGCCAGGGCAGTGGCGTCGAGACGACGGCCGACATTTTTTGTGATGCCTTCGGCAAAGGTAGACATTCCGGCCTCGATATAGATGACGCCTCGGACCGTTGTCTGCGGGCGGAGAAATTGCATTACGCCGGCCTTCGGGTTGGGCGTATCGGTATCGGACAAGCCGAAGCCCTTGAACTCCCACCGCTTCACCGTCGAGGTATTGACGCCGGCGACATCGGCCGCGATGGGCATGAAGATCGGACGGTTCGGACTGTTGCGCGCGTAGGTCGAGTCGGGCTTGCCGGCCAGGGGCTGACCGGCGGTGCCGATTGTGGAGTCGGTGATGGCCGTGAAATTAGGGTGCGTCTGGATAGGCTGGGCGCTGGTAGCGACGACGCCCTGGACATTCGCGTCGGTGATGCCGCCGGTGCGGTTGATGCCCATGAAGTCGACCGTCACATTGGCGATGCCGCCCTTCGAGAAAGTGACATGGGTCTTGTAAGACTTCATGTTCGTCGAGAGCTTGGCGCTGATCGCGTAAGGGTAGTCGCGCGCCGCGGTGAAATAGGTCAGCAGGTTCGAGAGCACGCCGTCCGCGGAGTCGAGCGTGTAGGTGAGCTGGGCCTGGACTAGACCGAAGGCGTCGCAGTCAATCGTGCCGGTCGGCTGGGCGACACCAGGGACGGTGTTCAGGGCGTTCCCGAAATCTTGACGCGTGGCGGATTTGTAAGGCATAGGTGGTTTTTATTTTGCGACGTCGCTGACAGGCGTCTGGTCGACATTCTTCTCGACAAGCTTCTGCACGCCGTCCGCGGTGCGCTTGGTATTTTCGGCAACCTCGTTAGCGCCGAGGCCGGACATGACGGACGAAATGTCGCCTCCGCCTATGGCCTGGAGGGAAGAAGATAAAAGTGCGAGAGGCTCCTTGGCTCCTCCAGCTCCAAGGTCGACGAGATCGCCGGTATCGGAAAGGGTCTTTTTGTTTCTGTCCCGTTCTTCCTGCTCAACAGTATTGCGGAGAAATGAACCAAGCACCGCAAGCTCTCCCTTGGCTTTTTCGGATGTGGTGAATCCAGCTTGATCTGTTTGGGTTTCAATTACCGAAAGAACGTCCTCGGGTTTCATTCCTACTTTTGCCGCGTTCTTTAAAAGTTTTTTGTAAAATTCAGGGAACTGACCGCTCTCGCGCATTTCTTGAATGCCGACGCGTCCCTTGATCCCCATTTCTTTTCTGGTCTGTGACTCCACGTCTTCCAATTGAGCCGACATCATTTCAAATCCTAAACGCTCGGCCTGCTTGCCTCCGAAATGATACTTTAACTTCTTCTCCGACTTCTCGAGATAACGAGCTGTTGCCGCGCCGCCGCGGACGGCCTGCTCGTTGTAAACCTGCATCAGTCGGATGCGTTCCTGCAATTCGACATTCCCACCTTTAAGAATTCGCGTCAGCTCTTGGCCGGCGCGACCAAACACCTCGGTCGTCTGCTTTGCCAGGTTGTTAGAGTTTTTGTTTTTGTCGTAAGCCTCGGCCAATTTAAACATGACGTCGGTGGCCTTGATGTGACCGCCGGTGATTTGCTCAAGGGTGAACCCTAAATCGATCAAGGACTGACGCTGGGCGCCGGCGGACATTTGGGCGGCGCCGATGGTCTTATTGGCAAAGCCAATCGAGCGCGCCATTGTTTCCATTGAAATGCCGACTTCGGCGCCAAGCTTGCTGAACTTTTGCAATTCGACGCGGCTGACTCCAAGCTGGCGGGACAGCTGGTCAATTTCTCTGAACTTTTCTAGGGCGGCCGAGAAATTGCTGGCAAACGTTCCCACTAGGTTCGAGACGGAAAAGAAACTTGCCAGGGATGAGGTAAGGCTCTTGGTGTATTCCTTGAACGACGCCGCAATCGCAGTCCCGGCAAGCTTGCCGGCGCTATCGGCGCCCTTCGGAACATCGGTGAAGTCCCCGCCAAACTTTACTTTTACGTCGTCGGCCATGGGTCAATTCCGGCTGGCCTCTTGTTTTTTGTATTCTTCCATCGCTTCCCATTCAGTATCGGAGACGACGGAGATGTCAGCACCAGATGCAACCGAGTGAGCAACATGGAGCCAAACGGCCTCGGCCTCTGGCATGGTCCAGGCCTCCTCGAGCGTGGCACCGTTACGGATCAGGCTCGCAACAACTGCAAGCGGCCAGGGGACAGAACCATCCGACCTTCCCGCGTTCTCCTTTTCCCAGAAGCGGGGCCAAAGGGACTGCGCCTCAAAGTAATAGTGGAGTTTCACGGCCTCGGCTATCAGGGCCTTTTTGTTCCAGCTCATCCGCGCAAGCCAAAGCCCCTCGGAGAATGTGGGCGGCTTCCGGAGCGCCGTCAGATCGTGGGACGAAAGGATGCGACAAGCGGCCAGGACATCCTTTGCGGTGGCCTCGAGGTGCGTCTGGATAATTGGCGAACCGATGGCCTCAAGTGCTACGCGGTGCCGGAGGCAGAAAGGCAAAAGGCGCCGCCCGCAAACCTTCAAGGTCGGGGGGAGGATAGTCGCCGCTTGAGTCCACCGGTTAGACACGGCGGTGCGCCCCTTTCGGGTTAGGCAATCTCCTGGTACTTGACGAGAGTCAGAGTGACCTTGCGGAAGCCGTTGTTCGTTCCGTCATTGGAAACACCTTTGATGATGTAGCTGACGGCATTATAAGTCAGGCGCGCGCCGACCTCGGGGATTACAGCGGCGGTTTTGAGAACGCCGGAAAGGGAGGTCTCGATGCGTTCGTCGTCCAAGCGATCGGTGATGACGCGGCCGGTCTCGTCCATGACCTCGACATCGAGCGCCGGCTTTTTGCTGATGCCGTCCGATTGAAGGGTGACAAAGCTGGCGGTGTCGTAGAGGGCGAAGACGTGGCTGGCGCCGAAGGTTTGAGGGAGCGACATGGAGAGAAGGTCTTGAACCTACGCGGGAGTCAAGGGGCAGGAGGATAGACCGCTACGAGCGTATAAGAGAGGACATTGCCATAACGCCGATCGGCAACCCCCTCATCGTCGGAAACAACCCAGGCGGAATAGAGCTCGCCGGCGACCCAAGCCGATTGCAGGCCCGAAACATCCTGCATGATGGCCTGGACATTCTCGACGCGTTCACGGTGCTGGGCCAAGGTAGAGTCGTCCGCCGATGAATAGACATAGAGCTTCACGGTGAGCTCAAAGTTGCCCTGGGAGAAGGCCCCCAGATCAGGGTGGGCCAGGGCGGTCTCGGCATGAAGGATGACAATCGGGACGGAGCGAATGTCGTCCGTTTGGCCGGCGTGGATTTGGACGCCAGGGAGCATCCCCGCGTTCAGATCGAACCAGGCCTTCAGGGACTGCTCCGCGATTGTGCGGATGCCATAGATGGTGGGGGGAGGCATAGGGGTCAGGAAAAGTTGCTGGAGGTACCAGCGACGGACCCATTGGCGGTGGCCTGCCAAAGGGAAATCTTATCTTTATTTAGCCGGCGCGCCATGGCATTGCGCATGGCGTACCCCCGGTGGTTGATGGCGGCCTGGACGAGCGAGTCGGTGATGCCGCGGCGACCCTTCAGGTTTCCGACGGTGACAAAAGGCTCGAGGACAGCGCCGGTCTTGTCGTCGCTAATCGCATTTGACGCGCCCTCGGGGTTCTTTACCCAGGCGGCACCCTTGACCTTGGCCTTGATGCGGAGGGCCGCGAAGTAATAGGCGGACTTGAGGATGCCCACATCCTTTGCCTTTAATTTCGCGTAAGCCTCGACGTCCTTCTCGCGGGAGACGATGGCGTAAGGGTCCGCCGATTTAGCCGCGGAGTCGTGGAGCGAACCACGGCCGCCGTCGCGCCGTAGCTTCGAGTGGATAGCGCCGAGAGCACCCATGTCGCCGGCCGCAATGAAGGGGACGGACTTGCCGCCGCCGAAAGACTGCTGGAACTTGGTCCAGCGCATCTTTTTTGCCTTCCCCGCGTCGGAGGATCCGCCGTTCCTCTTTTCCCACATTTTGAAAACATCGAAACGGCCGATGGCCGCAACCTGCTCGGAGGTCGCCCGGCTCAAAGGACGGAAAATGTGAAAGACGGAATTGCGGACATTCTTCACGCCCTTGTCCAGGGCAGTCTTTGCCATGCCTTCGCCCTTCGACTCGTAGGGCCTGGTGTAGTTGATCATGTCGATGCAGAAGGCGGCCGCCTGGTCGCGGATAACCTCGGAGAGCTCGCGGCCCATGACCTTCGAGAAGTCTCGCAGGTGAGCCTTCAGCGCGGAGTCGTCGATGACGACGCCCTTGTTGGCGGTGACGGTCATTAGGCGGGGCCGGCCTTCGACTGTACCCGGACAATTATCCAAGCGGACGGAGGACGGTCGTTGATGGCGACAATTCGGAAGTCCCCGCCGTTGTAATTAATCAAGTTTCCGTAGACGACGACGCCGGGGTTCAGATCAGAGTCGGCCTTAAGAAACTTCACGTCGTAGCTCGTGGAATTCAGGAAGCCGCCGGTCTCCATATCCTGCTGGACCATAGGCGCGGACATAAGGACATTGAAAGAAGTGGAGGGACCAGAGCCATGGCGGACCGTCACGGCCTTGGGTATTTCGTTGAGGATTTCGGCGGCGTCTGCGGCCCACTCGTTCTGGATGGATCCCATGAACCTACGCGGGAGTCAAAGCTCTGGACAAAAAAAGAGGCCCCCCCGAAGGGAGGCCTCAACTCTTCCCGCGCTTGGCGGGTGAGGTTTAGAGATCGGAGATGACGACGCGAAGCGCGGCGTTCGGATTGCCGACGCTCTGGCCGATAATCCAAGAAGCCGAGAGGTTCGACAGACCAGCGGTCCAATCGTACCAGGAGCGGAGCGAGAAAGCGAAACCGCTGTCCGTATCCTGGACGGTGATTTGCTCGCCACCGCCCGTGGTCGGAGCGGCCGGGACTCGCGTCACGACAACATGGCCTTCGCGACACGACGCGATGCCGTTAAGGTGCTCGCCGGCAGGAGCCGCGGCCCAGGTGTTAACTTCGTAGATGTCGATGCCGTGGAGACGACCGACCTTGCCGTCGCGGATCACCGAGGTGTCGCCGATGGAGAGGTACTGCGCGACGCTGGGGTCCTGCAGGAGCTGGCCGAAGGCGTCAGGCGTCAGCAGGAGAGAGCGATCGTTGAAAGGAAGGTTGCCCTTCGTCATGTTCGTCGCACCGCCGGCGATGGCAATACGGTTGAAGTTGGCCTTCGTGCCGGAGTAGAAAGGCGTGGCGGGATAAGCGGCGGCAGTGGTCTGGCCGATAACGCCGTTGAAGATGCTCGTCACGGTGGCGTTGGCCATCGGAGCGATGAACACGCGGCGAAGCATGTCCAGCGAGATGGTGGCGACTTCGGTGTCGGTGAAGGAGGTCATCACATAATTGTGGTCGGACAGGGTGATGGCCACATCGTTCGAGACGGCGTCCTCGGCGACGAAGCCGGTGGCGCGATCATAGGTCGACGCGGTGAAAGCGTCGGCGTAGCGAGTGTGGACGACCTGGCCCTTCTCGGCGACATAGGCGGAGAAGTCAGTGGTGACGATTTTGTTCAGCGGGGCGAGAACCGGGACGAGCGTGCGCAGGGTTTCTGCGGCGACGAACTGCGGTGCCAGGCCCTGATTGAGGACGGAGTTGGAGGACATAGGGAGGGGAGGGTTAGGTTAGGGAAAATTATTTGACGCCGAGATGCGAGATGATGGCGGACCGGTTGGCGTTGTAGAACGCCTGCTTCTTGGACGGGTCGCTCATCGAGCAATACTCGGTCCAGATTTCATCGGGAGACTTCTGGACGGACTGATCGGCGGCGGAGATTTCGACCGGAGCGACGCCGACAGCGGCGGCAATCTTTGCGGACTCCTTGCCGACGGACTCAATTTGAGCGACGGCCTGGGCCTTCATCTCTTGCGTGGCGGCAAGCGCCTTCGTGAGCTCTTCGACCTTCGAGGCCAGGGAGTCACGATCGCCGGCAAGCGCGGCGGAAGCGGCAAGCTTCTCGGCAACGGCGGAATACTCGGCGGCAAGGGTGTCGTTCTTCGCCTTCAGATCGGACATTTCCGCGGCAAGCTTTTCGGCTTCCGAGGACTTGCTGGTAAAGGCGGACTTCAGGGCCTGCAGGGATTGCTCGAGGGTCATGGTCTGGTATTGAACCTACGCGGGAGTCAAGCGCGCGACGGTTTCGGATCAGTATCCAAGGGACGGCTCGAGGCGTCGCTTTCGGCTTCGGCCGCGGACAGGGAGTCCGGGTGGATGCAATGATAACCGGCGGCGGCATAGGCCTTCGAGCATTCGCCATCGTTCTCGACGATATGCTTGATGCGGCCGGCCTCGGACTCGAGAGAGCGGACGGCGTCGACCTTGTAGCCAGGGGTTGCCATGGCCGCGTCACCCTTCATCCGGAGAGAAGCAAAGGGGACCTCGTTGGCCTTCAGGTATTCCTCGGTCTCGGCGCGGGCGGACTCCAAGCGGCCGGTGACAATGTGGATGGCCTTCCCCTCGGAGGCCGCGCGGCGAAGATGGCCGGCAACGGCCTTGTTAAGTTTGCCGGAGTCAGGCTCGCGGATCGTGCCGTCGAAGTCGGAGACGACGCACTTCAGCTCCGGGTCGAAATCGGGGTCGTAGTCGGGGTCGTCAGGATCAGAAGGGTTGACAGGCTTTGCGGACTTTTCAGACGGCTGGGGCTCGATGCCTTCATCGGGGATGGCCGGAGCATCCTCGGCCTTGGCCGACAGGTGCTTGACGATCAGGGACGACAGGGAGCCAAGGGCGCGACCGGCGGCCATCCTGGTCATGCCTTCGTCTTCCTCGCCCTCCTCGCCGGCCTCGCCAGGTTCACCGGCGCCGACGCCGGCGCGGGCGTCGTTTTCCTCGTCGGCTTCCATCTGCGCGGCGACTTGGGCGTTCAGGGACATCATCAGCTCGTCAAAGCCGTTGACCAGGCCGGTGACAAGTCCGGCTTCGGCGGCCTTCTTGCCGGAGAAGGTCTGGCCTTCCATGGAAGCATCGTCGACGAAAGACCGGACGGACTTCACCGCGGCCTTAAAGTCGGCCCAGATTTCCGCGACTTCGGCCTCGAGCATTTTGCGTTGTCCAGCGTCAAGGCTCGTCCCTGGGATGCCTGCGCCCTTGTAGGCACCGGCTCGGATCACGTCCATGCGGACGCCTTCCATCTCGTAAGCCTTCGACAGATCAGGGTAAGCGATATAAACGCCGACGGAGCCGACGGAGCTCGAGGGGGTGGCATAGAAGCCGGCGCCGGCCTGACTGCCAATCCAATAGGCGGCAGAGCAACACTCGGAACCGGTGAAAGCAATGACCTCCTTTGAGCAGGCCTTGATGCGGTTCGCAAGCTCTGGCACGCCGACAGAAGTGCCGCCAGGGGAGTCGATATCCAAGATGATGGTTTTGATCGACGGATCGCGCTCGCACTCTTCGAGCATTTCCTCGATGGCGTGAACATCGCAACAGCCGCACATGGACTCGAGCTCGGACAGGTTACGCCCGATGACGCCGTGGACAGGTACGACCGCGAAAGGCGGGAACTTTTCGAGCGTCTGCTTGGCGCCGAAAATGGCGGCCAGCATCTCGCCCATGTCGGACATCTTGGCCCCCAGGGGAAGCTCGATGCCGGCCGCGCGCTCGAGGTAAGCCTCGGCCTGCGAAGGGTTGATCAGCAGGGGGCGCTGGGACTTGTAATCTTTGGATAGGTTGCGCATGGCGTAAAGGTTAGGGGTTCTCTTCAGGGAACAAAGGAGTGAACTGCTTGCCAGGGGGAGACTCTTCAAAAGCCGCGGCAGTGGAATTGACGTCGGAGATGGGGACGTTCTGCGGGTTGTAGATCATCGACGGCGGGACATTAAACTCCTTTGCCGTATCGATAATCATGCGGGCGTCGGCGGCGCGACGACGGACTTCTTCACGGCCGTCCATCCCGAGCTCGGCGTAATGGTCGCTGATGGTTTTCAAACCCATGGAAATGTCGGTCTGGTTGGCGGTCGCCTCGCGGCCGGCGTCGACGGTCACGCGGCGCGGAGTGACCCAATTGACCTTGTGCCAATTGTTGTTTGGCGGAAGATCGCCGCGCGCAATAGCGTTGCCGATAACATAGCCCCAGATTGGCGTCAGCATTCGCGTCATCATCATGTGCTGACGAGAACCGAAATGGCGTTCTGCCTTCGAGACGACCAGGCGAATCGCCGCACCGCCGGCCTTTGTCGGATCAGAGGAAAAAGCATAGGGGAGGACGCCGCCGCATGAGTCCTTCTCGAGCTGTTCAATAAAGCCGTTGAAACTTTGATTGGGTCGCTGGCTCTGGAAACTTTCGAGCTTCTCACCAGGGGCGAGAGAGAGAATCTTCCCGCCGATGAAAGAGCCGACCTGCTCGGGGTTATTGTAAACGCCCTGCGGATAATCCTGCGGGCGCATCCCAAAGGCCTCGAAGTCCGCGGCGGATCCGTCGAACTGCGGGTTCTCGCGGGTTATAGTGCGGGTAATGTCCGAACTCGTTTTGACTGCGACCTTCTCGAGGGAGAGGATCTCGAGAATATCAATCAGGTTGTTGATCGAGTGCTGAAGGGGGGAATAAGCACGCGCGCCGCTGACCTGTTCCGGGTGGTACACATGGAGCATCGAGTTAGCGCCGACAAGCCGCGTCGTTCCGTCCGACCTGATGACATTATAACCGATGACGGCGCCGTACTTGTTGAACATTACTCCATCCCACATTCCGTCCGGCGTACCGGCGGCAGATGCAGAAGTGCCTACGCGGTGAGACTCGATGAGTTGGATCATCGTCGCGGCGCCGGGGCCGTAGGTTTTGAGGACGAAAATCTCTCCGTCTACATCGACTTTGCGGCAGGCAATCTGCTGACACTCCCAAAAATTATAACGCCCGGTGATCTCGCAAGGCTTGTTGGCCCAGTCGATGAAGTAGGCAAAAGCAAGTTGGTCCCAGGAGTAGTCGCCGGAAGCAGGCTGGGGCTTCAGGCCGTCCGCAATCGAATAAAGAACATTGTCCGAGATGAGCTGACGGACTAGGCCGGCATTGACCGAGAGCCAGCGCATCTTGCGCGTGAGCTCCTGACGGTCGAACACGGTCATCGTCCGCTTCTGGTCAGCCGGCCAAGGCGTATTGATCCAAGAGCGCTTATTGGAATATTTAGCACCCTCGAATTGAGAGAAGATGCCAGAGCTTCCACCGCCGGCGTCGGCGCGGGTCTTCAGGCCGCGGCGTTTCGCGTAAGCCTTTACGTCGCGGACAGCGCCGCGGACGACCTTCTTCAGTGACTTCTTCGGGGTGGACATAGAGAGATCAGAGGCCGCGGAAATTCCACAAGCCGTTGTAAACGCGGACACGGTCAATGCCGCCATACTGTTCAGGGTCCTTAATCTGGAGCGCGTATCGGCACTCGATCAAGGTCTGCTGAACCGAAAGTGGAAAGGCTTTATTCACGCTCGTCCCGCTGTCAGAATAACTCATCATCGTCTTTCCCTCGAGCAACATCTCCCCAGCCTTCTCTGCGATAGCTTCGATGCGCGCTTGGGAAAGAATAAGGAAACAGCCGGAGGGACTCGCCATGAACCTACGCGGGAGTCAAAGGCAGGCCCCGTCAGTCCGTCCAGCGATGGACGGCGAAGGGGTGCCACTTCCAAAATCCCATGCCCGGAAGATTGGAAGCGCATGGACAAGCTGTCAGCGGCGGGATGAAAGTCAATCCTCATGACCGCGGTCGTCGGTGGCTTCGGCGTCGACAATCTGCTCGGCGCGGCCGGTAAGCTTCCAAGCAAGGGCAGGCAGGATGCAGATGACCTCGCAGTCCCAAAAGTGGTTGTCCCGATCGCCAATCTGTTCCCAGATCGGACGGCCGCTGACGGAGACGACGCGCTTCTCGGACTGCATCTGCGCAAGGTACTCCTCCGGCACGTCTTTTGGCCGCTGGTGCCGCCCCTTGCGGATCAACAGGTTAAGGGTATCCTTCAGCCGTAGGTTCGAGAAGTAAAAGCGCTTCACCCTTTTCTGGCCGACGGCCTCGACGACGGGCGGGGAGTAGGGACGGAGCTCGGACTTCATCCCCATCGGGGTGCGAATCTTCCAGGCAAAGTCATTGCGCTGGTCGCCGCGGGTGGCAACCCATCCATGGGTGGCGCAAGCGGCCAGGACCTCGTCCTGCTGGTCGCCGGAGTCAACAAAGGTATTTGCCGGGTGGACCCGGTTCTTTTTCTGGGCATCCGACACCTCGCCCCAGGTAAAGCAATAGCCGCAGGAGATCAGGCGGGAGCGGCCGTCGCCGCTGAAAGCGCGGACGACCCAATAAAATCCCCGCTTCTGGACATCGACGCCCATGAAGCGGAGCGGGACGAAGTCGGGGGCCGCGCGCATTTCGTCGTTGAGCTGGGACCATGGGACAGGCCGGCCGCGGACGAACCCTCCCTCCTCCGGCCAATCCTCGCCCAATTTGAAGTCGCCGCCAGAGAGCTCAAAATCGACCTCGTCGGCCTCCTCGCGGTAGGGCTCGGCCATGCGCTTCTGAACCCAGATCCTCATCGGTTCCTCGTCGCCGTATTCCTCGAGGGACTCCTCGGCCTTCAGGCGCATGACGGCAAGCTCTCCCCAGGACATCGTTGCCAGGGCGTTCCAGTGCAAGCCGACATAACCGACATGGCTGGCCTGCTTTGTGGCTACAAATTCGCCGCGCAAGTTAACCTCATGCCGGGTCGCGTTGGTATCGGGTAGGTGACATTTGCAACCGGCGCACTCGTAGGTCGTGCCGGTCGATACCTTGATCAAATCCCATTTGCCGGCGACCTTTGCCTCATCCGGCATCTTGACCTGCTTCCATATCCAGGGCTGGAGAAAGTCGCATTGAGGGCATCGGAAATTCCAATCGCGCTCGTCGGTCTGCCCCATCAGCTGATGGAACTCCTGTTGTTCGCGCCCGCCCTGGGACATGAATATTCTCTTCCCCATCCAGCCGAAAGCCGTGACGCGCGCGGACACTTCTGCAAGGTGGCCGGGAGGGGCAAGCCAACATTCATCGACGATTACATAACGCAAGGAAAGGCGCTGAAGGTTCGACTCGTTCCAGATGCCGCGGCAATAAAGCGTCATGCGGTCGAAGTCGGCCGTCGTCGATCGGTCCATGTCGTCGGCCTTGAACCTTTCGCGGACAGGGCGGCAGTTGTTCCAGATCGGCCGCAGGTACCTGATGGCAAAATCCTTGGCCTCGGGGTCGTTGGACTGAAGGACCATGCAGGGTCCTGGGGCGTTCGCGATGATGTGGCAGGTGAAAAGACGAGCGGCCAATGACTTTGCCGATTGGATGCTTGCAAGCATACAGGCCATCTTTGTCTCGGGGTCGGCCATGATACGGAGGGCCGCGGCAATCCACGGCGTCCGTTCAGATCGGAAGGGACCAGGCATCGGGGAGTCGGGGATGGCTTCGACATTGGCCTCGAGCCACTCGACGATGTCGCCGGACTCTGCAGGCTTCAGGACCTTCTTCCCGATTGCGCGAAGCTCGGACTTATTCATCGCGCGACAATTCCTCGCGGACCTTTCTGGTCCAGGCCTCGAGCACCTTGACGGCGCGCGCCGGGTTTTCAGGGTTGCAGGCCTCGGCGACATCGAGGGCAAGCTTGTCCAAACGGTTGACGACATCTGACATTAGCCGGCGCATCTCGTCGGTGGCGTCGGACGCCCGGATGTATTCGCGGGCGATGACCGCAAGCCGATCGGACTCGGCCTTGAGCTTCGTCAGCGTATTAACCGTTTTATCATAAGACGCATAAAGCTTCGACTGCTGGGGAGAGCCGGCGCGGACGGCCTGAATGTATTGGTTGCGCGAGAGCTGGACCAAAATGCGCTGGCGCTCGAGGATGGTCTCGAAAGTCTCGAGGGCAGGCCCCGCCTTCGGATCAGTGGGCTGGGGAGCGTCCGCCGGCATATCGACGCGCGGCACCTCGCCAGGGTCGAGCCGGTAATTCGACGGAGCGATGCCTGTCTCCGCGTGCCGTTCCGCGCGCCAGCGTTCAGCCGCCTCGAAAGAGTCGAGGGGCATCCCCGCGGAGACGAGCTGGGAGATGCGACCCTTCGACAACTCCCATCGTTCCGCAAGCTGGGTCTGCGAGATCGGCATCAGGCGGTGAAGGGTCGGCCGTCCTTCTCGAGCGTGGCAACCTTGCCGGTGAACTCCATCCAGCGCCGGACGATGACATCAACATATTTAGCGTCCAATTCCATGAGGCGGGCGGAGCGGCCAATCTCCTCGCAAGCGATCATCGTCGTTCCGGAGCCGCCAAAGGAGTCCAGGACTACCTCGCCCTTCTTCGATGAGTTGCCAATCTGATAAGCGAACAGCTCGACAGGCTTCATCGTCGGGTGGACATCGGAGCGACGCGGCCGCTTGCACTCGTAGACCGTCACCTGACAGCGGTCGCTCTCCCAGGTATGAGCGGCGCCGGCCTTCCATCCGTAGAGACAGGGCTCATGGATGTAATGATAATCGGAGCGGCC